GAAGACGGAACGTGGGGAGAATAACATGCAAATATCACAAGAAGGATTAGCGTTAATTAAAAAGTTTGAAGGTTGTGAGCTAGAGGCTTATAAGTGTCCGGCTGGTGTTTGGACTATAGGATATGGCCATATCAAAGGTGTTGAAGAAGGCAATAAGATAACTAAAGAAGAGGCAGAATACATGCTTCAAGAAGAAATGATTGAATACGAAGGTTATGTCAATGACATGGTAGATGTAGAATTAAACCAAAGCCAATACGACTCTTTGTGTGCTTGGGTTTACAATTTAGGTCCAAACAATTTTAGAAATTCAACTCTTCTTACTGTTTTAAATCAAGAAAGATACCCTGAAGTTCCACAAGAAATAAAACGCTGGAACAAAGCTTCAGGAGAGGTCCTAGATGGTTTAATACGCAGAAGAGAAGCAGAGGCTTTATTATTTGAAGGAAAAGAATGGTATGAGGTTTAGTGGTTGTAATAAATGCACTATACTAATCTTAGACACATTGTGTTTAGGGTTGAGTGGCTACTATGTCACTACCTAGTTGCTTAACCCGCATTTAATATGAAAGACATTTCTTTTAAAGACTTTGATATTCTTTCAGAGCAAGACAAAGAGGAAGCTCTTAATCTATTGCACCGGTATGACCAAATAGACAAACAAGATGTTTGCCAAAAAGATTTTATAAGTTTTGTTAAACATTTATGGCCAGAGTTTATAGAAGGAAGGCACCATAAAATAATAGGCGACAAATTCAATAAAATTGCACAAGGTAAACTAAAAAGATTAATTGTTTGTTTGCCCCCAAGACATTCTAAGTCTGAATTTGCTTCTACATATTTTCCAGCTTGGATGATGGGCAGAAGAGGTGACTTGAAAATTATACAAACCACGCACACAGCAGAATTGGCTGTACGATTTGGTCGTAAGGTAAGAAATATTATTGACAGCGAAGAATATCAACACATATTTCCAGAGCTGCAACTGCAATCCGACAACAAATCTGCGGGACGCTGGACTAGCAACATGGAAGGCGAGTTCTTTGCTGCTGGTGTTGGAGGTGCTATTACAGGTCGTGGTGCAGATTTACTAATTATTGATGACCCACATTCAGAGCAAGACGCTTTGTCTCCTAAATCATTAGAATCAGCTTACGAGTGGTATACGTCAGGCCCTAGGCAAAGACTACAGCCGGGTGGCATTATTGTGATAGTAATGACGCGATGGAGCACGAAAGATTTGGTTGGAAAAGTATTAAAAAAACAAGGTGATGAAAATGCAGACCAATGGGAAGTAGTTGAGTTTCCAGCAATTATGCCTGAAACAGAAACACCTCTGTGGCCAGAGTTTTGGAAAAAAGAAGAACTGTTGTCAGTCAAAGCATCACTACCGGTTTCTAAATGGAACTCACAATGGATGCAAAATCCAACTTCAGAAGAAGGCAGTATAGTAAAAAGAGAATGGTGGAGGGAGTGGAAAGGTGAAGAAGTGCCTAATTATGAATACGTTATACAAAGCTATGATACTGCTTTTTCTAAAAAAGAAACGGCAGACTACTCTGCAATTACTACTTGGGCAATATTTAAAGACCGTGACGAGGTTGAGCAAATAATATTATTAGACGCAAAACGATACCGAGTAGATTTTCCAGAACTAAAAAGAATTGCTTTTGATGAATACAAATATTGGGAACCAGACTGTGTGCTCATTGAAGCAAAAGCTTCTGGCACACCTTTGACACAAGAATTAAGAAGAATGGGCATACCTGTAACGGCTTATTCACCAAGTAGAGGCCAAGATAAAGTCGCCAGAATGAACAGCGTAGCACCCATATTTGAATCTGGCATGGTCTGGGCACCTGATGAAGATTACGCTGATTTAGTTAGAGAAGAGTTGGCTTCTTTTCCGTTTGGTGACAACGATGACTTTTGTGACAGCACAACAATGGCTTTAATGAGATTTAGACAGGGTGGTTTTTTATCTTTGAAAGAAGATTATCAAGATGAAATAAAGTTTTTATCTAAAAACAGAACAGTATATTATTAATGAAGATTTTTTTAACCAGATTTATACACGACACAAAAGAGTATGAGGGTCCAGATATACACGCTGAAAATGAACAACAAGCAGAACTAATAGCAGAATCGCAAGGATTAATACTAGAAGGAGAGCTGACGGATTTATTTTCTTTGGGTGACGAAATGAGACCTAGAGTGCTACACTAAACGATTATGGCAATAGACAAAGCATTAGACCCAAATAACGACCTTGACATCACAGAGCAAGGGTCTTCGGTAACAATACCGCAAGAACCTTCAAGACAAGACATGATAAGTGATGCAGCACAAATACTTGTTAATGAAGATGAAATATTAGTAGGAGATGAGCTAGAAGAAGAACCTATGCCAGAAATGGATTTTGATTCTAATTTAGTAGATTTTATCGACCCTACAATACTTATTAAAATTGCATCAGATTTAATAAGTTCCGTTAACAGCGACAAACAATCAAGGAGCGAATGGGAAAAAACTTATACGGAAGGCCTAGAATATTTGGGTATGAAATTTGATGAACAAAGGAGTCAACCGTTTGAAGGTTCTTCTGGCGTAATTCACCCAATTTTGGCAGAGGCCGTTACCCAGTTCCAAGCTCAAGCATACAAGGAAATGTTGCCAGCCAAAGGACCAGTTAAGACAGAAATAATTGGTGCAAGAACAATAGAAACTGAAAGCCAAGCGGCAAGAGTGCAACAGTTTATGAATTATTACATTATGAATGTAATGCAAGAATACGACCCAGAGTTAGACATGTTGTTGTTTTATCTGCCACTAGCGGGTTCTGCTTTCAAAAAAGTATATTTTGATTTTGTAACAAACAAGGCCGTGTCTAAGTTTATACCTCCTGAAGATTTAATAGTGCCTTATGAAGCATCTAACATGTCATCAGCAGAAAGAATTACACACGCTTTTTCCATGTCTTTAAACGAAATAAAAAAACAACAAGTAACAGGTTTTTATGCTGATGTAGAAATTAATGAGCAAGACTACACCGAAGACGATTCTGATGTAAAAATGCAAATTGATGAAATACAAGGCATAGAGTCTAGTTATAAAGAAGACAGAAGCAGAACCATTTACGAAATACACACCGTTTTAGATATAGAAGATTTTGAAGACATAGATGCTAACGGCGAACCTACAGGCTTAAAACTGCCTTACATCATTACCGTTGATGAAGCATCAGAAACGGTTTTGTCTATAAGAAGAAACTATTTAGAAGGTGATCCACTCAAAAATAAAATTAATTATTTTGTGCAGTACAAATTTCTGCCGGGATTAGGTTTTTATGGATTGGGTCTTTCACACATGATTGGTGGGTTGTCTAAAGCATCTACTTCAATACTAAGACAGCTTATAGACGCTGGAACATTAGCGAATCTACCAGCTGGTTTCAAAGCCAGAGGTATGCGAATACGAGACGAAGACCAACCATTACAACCCGGAGAGTTTAGAGACATCGACACTACTGGAGGCAGTTTAAGAGAAAATCTTATACCTTTACCAATTAAAGAGCCTAGCAACGTGCTTATGCAATTACTTGGTTTGTTGGTTGATTCTGGAAAAAGGTTTGCTGCAATAGCAGATATGAATGTAGGTGACAGCAATGCAGCTATGCCAGTAGGAACTACCGTAGCTCTTTTAGAAAGGGGCACAAAGGTAATGAGTGCTATACATAAAAGGTTGCATTACGCACAAAAAATAGAGTTTCAACTTTTATCAAAAGTCTTTTCAGATTATTTACCACCCTCATATCCTTTTGCTATGGGTTCGGCACCTAATGAAATTAAACAACAAGATTTTGATGGACGTGTAGACGTAGTGCCTGTGTCTGATCCTAATATATTTTCACAAAGTCAAAGAGTTACTTTGGCACAAGAACTTTTACAAATGGTTCAATCAAATCCTGAAATACATGGACAACAAGGTTTGTATGAAGCATACAAAAGAATGTACGCAGCTTTAGGTGTAGACGATGTAGAATCTTTAATACCACCACCACCAGACACCACACCAAAACCAGTAGAGGCTGGTATTGAAAACAGCAGTCTGATGATGGGCCAGCCAGCACAAGCTTTTGAAGGACAAAACCACCAAGCTCATTTGGAAACGCATAAAAGTTTGTTTTTGACACAAGTTGTAAAAGAAAATCCAATGATACAGTCAATAATTATTAGTCATTGTATGCAGCACTTGCAGCTGCTTGCATCTGAAATATCTTCTCAACAAATACCAGAAGAAGTGCAAATGCAACTACAAGAAGTACAGGGTCAAATGCAACAGATGTCACCGCAAGAAGCTGACCAAGCACAACAACAAATCCAAATTACGTTGGACCAATTCAGTGCACCAATAATGGCACAATTAACTTCTGAATTTTTACAATCTATTGGCCAAGGTCAAGATGGCGACCCACTGGTTGAAATAAGAAAAACTGAATTAGATTTAAAAGGAAAAGAACTGGATATTGAAACGCAACAGTTTACGCAAAAACAAAATCAAAGAGCACAAGAAAAAGCTTCAGATAACAATTTGCAAGAACAACGTATAAATGTGCAAAAAGATATAGCAGATGATAAACTAAATGTAGCGATAGACAGACTTAAACAAAATGCTGATTTAAAGCTACTTGAATTAGGAACAAAAACGAGGAATTAAATATGACAACATCATTTAAAATGAAAGCAGCAGAAGAACTGCGTCAATCAAAACGATTAGAAAGAGAAGCAGAAGCAGCGGCACACGCACAGTCAACAGCAGCTAAGTATGCTAAGAACGTAGCTAATGAAAAAAGAATTGCAGACAAAATAGCTAGAATAGAAAAAGGTGAAGAACCTGTAGTTGTAGAAGAAGTTGTTGTAGAAGAACCTGTAGCTGAAGTAGAAGAAATTGTTGTAGAAAAGCCTGTAAAAGAACCAGCTCCAAAAAAAGCAAAACCAACAGATAAAAAAAGAGGCAGACCAGCTAAAGCTAAAAAATAATGGATGAAATTCAATTCCTTGATAAAATTAAGAAACTTATTAAAAACAGAGAATTACAAGTTTCTGAAACTTTAATGTCAGGCGGTTTGAAAGATATGGAACATTATAGATATTTGCAAGGTGAGTTATCTGCTCTATACTATATGCAAACAGAATTAAAAAGTTTTTTTAAAGAGGATTAGATGGCAGAACTTAAATCAACAAACGACATAGTTGCAGATGCTTACATTGAAGAAGAAGCACGAGTTCTTGATCCTACGCTTTTAGACAAATCGTTATTAGACCGTATGCCACAACCTACAGGTTGGCGTATGTTGGTGTTGCCGTATGCTGGTAAAGCCAAGACAAAAGGTGGAATACACTTAGCACAAAGCACCGTAGACCGTGAAGCTTTGGCTACTGTGGTTGCTTATGTAGTTAAACAAGGACCTGACTGTTACAAAGACAGCAAAAGATTTTCCGGTACACCGTGGTGTGAAGAAAAACAATGGGTTTTAATAGGGCGTTACTCAGGCTCTCGTTTTAAATTGGAGGAAGGTGCTGAAGTACGCATTATCAATGATGATGAAGTGATAGCCACAATTCTCGACCCTGATGACATAGTGAGTTTA